AATTTTTAAGTATTTTAATAAACCACCCGCGAATCCACCTGAACTTGTTATACGACTTTCTTTACTACGTAAGTTAGACATACATAAACCAATACCTGCGGCATCAGAAGAATAAGTTGAGATATCACTGAATGTGTTTAATAACCCTTGTCTTGAATCCGAATCATTATAATGTAACACACAAGATGCTAACTGAGGGATTAATGTCCCTGAGTTAATCATAATTGGTGTCGCTTTAGAGATTCTTTGTTCTGATAATGATTTGTAATAGTCCATAGCCTCCTCATATGATTCAGTAACCCATAAAGCGATTCTCATATACATATGTTGGGGTCTTTCGATAACTTTACCGTTAGGTAATTTCAACAAGTACATTTCTTGTAACGCTTTCCAAGCGAAAAAGTCAAAGTTATAATCATTTTCGTGATTAATAACCGAGTCAATATTACTTGGTCCATATTCCTCAATTATACTAACCAATTTATCGTGAACGACACCTTCAGTATGTAAAACTTTAATAGTCTCAGAAAAACTATCCAAGGTATCTTTATGATACGCTGAGATAGCAACTGATGACGCCAATCTTGAGTAGTCGTGATGACTACCAGTGTATGATGACGCAATTTCATATACTAATTTATCCAATTCTTTCGTAGTAATATAACCTTCAGTTGGTACTGAAGTTATCACTTTAATGAAAATCTCATCAAAGTTAACATTAAGTCCTTTGGACGCCTTTTTAACTCTGTTGTAAATTTTTTGAGGATTAAATGATTGTTTCTCCCCGTTTCTTTTTTTAATTTTTAATGACATCATATCAATTATAATATTTTATTAAAACTCGTCAGTGAACGTAATTGTTTCATTCAATTTAGCCTTTTGGTATTCAAGGGTTCTATTTTCAAAGAAGTTACCTTTAGTTTCAACCGCAATCTGTTCCATGAACTTGAAAGGTTGTTCAACATTAAATTCTTTACTACAACCTAACTTGTATAATAGACCATCAACCACAAATTCTAAATATTGTTTCATTAAATTAGAATTCATTCCAATTAATGATACAGGTAGTGATTCGGTTATAAATTCTTTTTCAATTTCTAAAGCCGAAAGTAAGATTTCTTTAATCCGTTTTTCACTTGGTTTGTTCTCAATATGGTTATTCAATAAGTGAATAGCGAAGTCACAGTGAAGATTTTCGTCTTTGAAAATCAATGCGTTAGCGTCACATAAACCTTGCATAATCCCTCTTGATTTCAACCAAAATATTGAACAGAATGAACCTGAAAAAAATATTCCTTCCACCGCAGCAAATGCAATCAATCGTTCTTGGAAAGATGCGTTCTCAATCCAATCTAAAGCCCATTTTGCTTTCTTTTGAACTGCTTCTAATCTATCAATTGCGTGAAAACAATCATCTTTTTCCTTAGAGTCTGTGATATAAGTATCAATCAATAAAGAATAAGTTAATGAGTGTTCGTTCTCCATCGCAATTTGAAATCCATAGAAGAATTTAGCCTCAGGATATTGAACCTCTCTTGAGAAGTTCTCAGCAATGTTTTCATTAACAATACCATCAGATGCCGCAAAAAACGCTAAGATATTTTTGATAAAATATTTTTCATTATCTGATAAGTTTTCCCAATCTCTAATGTCATCACTCAAATCAAATTCTTCAGCCGTCCAAAACGCCGCTTTGTGGTCTTTGTAAAATTGCCAAATATCGTGATATTGTATTGGGAATACAACGAATCGGTCAGGGTTTGGTTTTAAAATATTTTCCATATTACTCAGGTTTTTCTTTGTTATCTTTGTTATCTTTGTTATCATTAGTTTTTTGGTTCAATTTACGTTTCTCCATCAAATCTTTAATTCTCTGTCTATTTTGTTCTTCTTTTTGTTCTTCAAGACCTAAGAATGTGACAGATGACTCCGTATCAATCTCTAACATTCCGTTATCAAATTTACAGTTCTCAAAAACAACCCCATCATCACCGATACGAGATTTTGTAATCGCAATTGTCGCCAATTTCATTTCTTTTTGTTGTAATGTCTTAGCAACTGAGATAATAACGTGACCTACTTGAGCTTTCTTAATAGAACCACCCATTTGGTCAGTAGTAACAACCTCAGATGAGATTGAACTTCTATTACCTTGAGTTGCGGTCCAACCAACTAAATCAAGTTCGTGACACATAGCCTCAAATGACCTCATCACAGACCCCTCAGATTTCCATTCATCACTATGTTGTCTATCAGGTATAACACAGTCAATGTAATCCAAAAGAACCATATCAACTTTATTACCATCAGCAATCATTTTTCTGATTTGGTTTTTTATTTGGAACATTGATATTGTATCTGACGGTAATTTTGTTAGGATTAATTGGTTCTCCATTTTTTCCTTAATTTCCTTAACCGCAATCATAACTTCATCCTTTTTAGTCGATAAATCGTCAGGATGAATTTTCGTCCACAAAGTTATGTGTTTTCTTTGAATAATCTTAGGATTATCTTCAAAAAATATTTGAAGGACATTATAACCTAAATTAAATGCGTTATTCGCGATTTTAGTTAATAACGTAGATTTACCCACACCTGTCGGTGCCAAAACAACACCAATTTCACCTTTAGCTAAACCACCCTTTAATAATCGGTCAATACCTGGTATTCCCATTGGTATAGGATGTCTATAGTCCTCATTTAAAACAGAATCTAAGTCAGAAAACACGTCTGACATACCACTTTCTCTTTGACCTACTTGTAAAGCCTCTCTAACTAATTGTTCAACTTTATCATAGTTTTCGAACTCACCACCATCTATGATTTTTTGTGCTTTGTTCATCACTTTTTGAAGTTCTTGTTGTTTACAAAACTTCATTGCTTTATCCTGAACAAAGTCCCCACCTTCAATAGGTGACTCTTTAATTTTTTTAATGGTATCAATAACCATTTTTGACGCCAATTCTTGTTGTAGTTCAGATTTTGTAATCTGTTCTAACGTATCATACGTTGGTGTATGCTCGTATTTAACGTAGTACTCTTTAATCATCTGCATGATTAATTTAAAGTACTTGTTTTCAAAGTAATTCACCTCTATTACGTCAATAATAGACCTTGCAAATTCCTTATCAACAATAATTTGGTTTAATAACTGTAGTTGAAAACTACTTCCTAAATAATCAAAATTTTTCTTAGAACTCATATGTTTTTATATTGTATTAATCATAAATATTAAACCTCAAGTGGAATTCCAAGATATTCGTAAGTTAAATTTTTAGATGAAAAAATGTCAGTCAAAGACATAAGTAAGTTTTTTAGGTGTGGGCGTACGTCCACAGTGTATCTTATCTTCGGAGGGTATATTTTAGCATCAAACTCTCTATGACAAATTGTCACGTCTCCCTCTTTAATATAGACACTAAAAGACTCAGGTCCATCAGTATATGATGTATCAAGTACTGAAGGGTTGTTCATAATTTCATACATGTTATCCAACATATATGTTGCAGATTTCATCTTTAATTCTCGTTCCAAATCATTCTTGAAATCTTTAATTAGATTATACAAATCTATCGAGCCCTTTGCTTTCGGATTATAATCTTTAATGTTAAAAAGTCTTTGAACGATAATGTTGTTATTCACTTTCATTAAAAATTCCAATTTTGTTGCCGTTTGTTCTTTCATACTTTTAATTTTTAAACTTTCTTTTTTCTTTTCTTGCTAATTTTAAATAGGGTGTCAAGAATTTCACCCATTCATTATCTCTCTTAGGTAGGTATTTGAATAAACCATCTTCCATCATCATTTTCATCAGATTCTTGTACCCCCTACCTTCAGGGTCTAAAGTTTCTGAGTAATAAAGTTCTACAATTTCTTTTCCATCATCATTAATTAAAGGGTTCGACAAATCAACTATTTTTTCATTAATAACAAAAAATTCATCACCAAATATACCATTTTTTGTTTTACCACTTAATAAATTTTTAAGTGCCGAGTTTTCTTTATCTTCTTTTAACATACCCTCAGCTCTTGTTAAAATATCGGAAACAGATACCACTTTTTCAAGTATCTCAGGAAATAATTTGATAAATGTTTTTTCACCTAAGTAATATATACCGTCAATATTATCTGACTTATCACCCGATAGT